TGATGTAACTTGTGGTGAGCCTACTCCCCCTGCACTTGTAACATCATAAATATTAGCACCACTTGCTGCAAATAATTTATTAGTTGCACCAGAAGAATACGCCATTAATGATTGTACTGTACTAGGTAAACCTGTTGCATGGCTTGTATAACCATTTCTTAGCGACACATCTGTACTTCCTGGAAAAAAGTTATCTAAACGTATTGCGTCAGATTGTTCCATCATATCAGGTGCATCTCTAGTATTTAGACCACCAATAGGTGCTGGAACTGTTGTACTTTCGCCTGTTGGTTGAAATGCCATTTACCCTCTATTCCTTAAATATTGTGCTAATCTTGCCATTTCTTCTTCTTCTTCTGTATTAGCATTTAATTGCATTCTTGGTTTACCGCCAACCATACCTACTTCTCTTTTTCTTGGAACTCCTGCAATGTCCATTGACATTTTTGCTGGCATTCTCATAGTGTACTCTGAAGGAACAAAAGGTTCTGGGTCTGGTTCATTTGTTCTATCTACAGGATTAGGTGGAGTTTCATTAGGATTATCAGGATTATTTAATATATCAGACATATCAGGAGGGGGTGCTTCTCTTAAAACTCTACCTATTAGTGTTCCTTCTGGGTCATAGTTTGGATTTAATAAAGATTGCCCTATATCCATAAGACTACCTGATTCTGGTGTTGCTCCAAATACATTATCAAAACTAGCTTTACTTGCTAAATTAGAAGCTCCATCTAATAAATCATCATACCAATTAGCCATTAATAATTCCTTTTAGGCTTTGGTTTAGGTTTTGGTTTAGGCTTAGGTTTTGGTTTGCCATAATTATATCTCATAGTGTAAAGTTCCCTTCTGGCTCATTAACTGGTAAAAATAATCTTGTATTACCAGACATTCTAAGAATAGACTTAGCACCATCTTTAGCTTGTTTTTCAAATATTTTTAATTGATATTCTTGTAATTGGTTATCATAAGGCAAACCTTTTTGTTTTAAAAATCTCCATATAACACCTAATGTTATTATATCTTCATCTAATACTGTAGTATTACTATCACCTGTAAATTTTTCTGCATTAGCTTCACCATTACCTGTTGTATCTACCCAATATTTAGATATGTATTCAAAAACAATAGAATTACCTACAGTTGGAACTGGATTTATTAATAATAAACCTCCTCTAATTCTAAAATAATTTGTTATGCCACTTTGTACAGAACCTTTTAATGTTTGCCATTCTGAATTATTTAATGGTCCATAAAACTTTCTATCTGTAGTCCTATTCCACATAGTATTATTGCTAAATCTTTCAAAATCTGCTGCAATAGTAGTCATAGCTCCTTGACTTTCGGCTGCTATAGCTGTGTGGTTTTCTTCTTTTACTAATATTTCCCAATCATAACCAGATACTAAATTTTTACCTTCTCGATTGGCTGCGGCTAATAATTGTATAACTGTTGTGTCTGTTGATCCAATTACAGCATTAGGAGATGGTACTCCTACTTCATTTGCAGCATCTTGGCATATTGTTAATAATGTCATGAGCCCACCACTTGTAATGGTTTAATATTATGTTTTTCCATCATAAAAGCCTTTGCTTCTTTTCTATAATCTAGTGTGCCTTTACCTAATCCATGACACGCACCATCTGATAATTCAGATAACTGCTCTACAGAAGTAATACCTTCTAATTCTAACGCTTTTATTTTATTACTTGTCATGCATTCTAACACATTTAAATCTGTTTCTTTTTGTTTAATTTTTTTTGTATTTTTATAATATTCTGCCCATTGTATTGGAAAATCTTTCTTTAATTGATCCCCATTGTTTTTTACATCAAGAATTACTGTGTTTGGGTCGCCTATTAATGAAATTTTAACTAAATCATTTTTGTTTTCATCTTTATAAAAAGTTGCTCTTAAATTAGATGTTGCTGACATTTCATTCTCCTTTTAAGTATAGAGGGCAGTATAAACCACCCTCTACATATTATAATGCTACAATGGAAATTGACACATTATTATTTTTGCACTTGCATCTATAGCAGTTGCACACACAGAATCAGTAACAGCACCAGAAACATCAAGTGTTGAATCTCCTGCTCCTACTGTTGTTAATGCGTTACCATCAGCACCTGCTGTTAAAGCAGTTGTTAATGTTGCTGGACCAGATACCTGTATCCAACAATATTCGCTAGTGGCTGGTGCTGATTGAAGTACGCCAGCTCCTACTCTTGCAGTATCACTAGCATCCGCAGTAACAATATCAACTTGCCCTGCTGAAGCACCACTAGCTGCGTAGTAACCTACTACGTTACCAGCAACTGCGGCTACTGAACCTGCACCTACTACATATTGAACATATTTATAGAGCTTACCATCAGAAGTTTGACCTATTTGACCTAATTGAAAGTCTAAAGTCGTACTTGTTTCTGTAATATCCATTCCTATAATATAAGACATATTATTTAATCCTCTCTATTAGTTTTTAAGAACAACTTGTCTTGCACGGTTAGAACAGGTCATATTTCCTGCCCAAACTACTGGCAACACCATTGCGTCTTGATTTACAGAAGCCTTTTCCCCTAAAGGAGTAAACTCTCTACCTTTAGCTGGACGAAGGAATAGATAATCAGTGTTCAGCATATACATATGAGCTGATGGACATTGATCATCATAATACACAGGTGCATTCATAAACATTAAGTTCATAAATCCTGCACTTGCGCTATCATCAGAAGTAAATCTTTGATTAGTTTGCAGAGAAGCCCAATAGAATTGGAAGTATGTGCTGTCTGCTACGATACAATCTGGTTTATCTGCACCTCTAATTGCTAATAACCAAGCGGAGTTCATGCCTGATTGTATATTAGTTGCTGATGCTACTGCACCACCTGCTGAAGAAGTTGTAAAATCATAAACTTGATTTTGCCAGAAAGAATAAGTATTTGCATCAATACCACCAACTGTATTAGTTGGAGTATCAGCTACTAATAAACCTAAACCACCTAAATCTTTACCATTTGTTCCTGTTCCATTTGCATAGAGAGAAGTTGCCATAGTGTTTTTAAGTGTTTTTTCAAGATTTCTTACTCTTGATTTTAGAAGGTTAAATACTTGCTCTTTACCAGAATTTTCTACTTGCTCTAGTCCAGATATAACTACATTACCTGCAAGCTGTTTATAATTAAATTCTGCTGCTGTAAATGTGTTACTTGTTGAAGTATCTAATACTTCGTAACCACTGTACCATTTAGCTGTACCATTTTGTGCATATTCTAGTTCTTGCACTATTGTACGACCACCTGCTACAATTTTGTTGCCTTTTTCACTTATTGATTTAAGTAAGGCGTTATTGTTGGTTATGTTATCTGCCATTGTCCTGCTGTAATTAGCAAGAGTGGTAGTAACAATCTCTGTAAATGTACTATTTGGAGATGCCATTATCTATTTCCTAATTAAAAAATTATACCCATACAATTTAACCACTAAATCCTGCTCCTTCAATATTTGTCATTAACAAACTATCTAAATCACTAGCTACTACAGAACCTTTAGGCGGATTTGCAGAACCAGAAGGTTTTACTTTTCTAGCTTTTTCTACTGCTGCTTTCCTTTTGCTATCTTCTTGTTTTTTAACTGATAATTTAGATGTTTTAATAGCTTCTGCATAAAGGTCATCATCTAACCTTACAGCTTTACTATATGCATCATCTAAACCTTTTGCTTCACCAGCATCTATTAAATTACCCATTTTAACTCTTACTTTGTCAAAATGTGGGTGCATTAATTTGCCTTCCGCATTAGTTTTATTAGAAAATTGCTCTACTGTTTGTTCTGTTTGTGCAACTGTGCTTTGTATATTTTGTTGTTTAAAATTATTAAGCTCTTGCATAATTTGTTGGTTTTGTTGCAATAATTGGGCGTATTGTGGGTCTGGATCATTCCAAGACTCACTCTCTTCGTTCATGGTAGACAAATCAATTCCGTAACCTTGTGCAAGTTGTCGAAGTGCCATTTTTGGATTAGTTCTCAAGGCGTTGTCTGCATTAAGCAATCGAGATATATATTCTGCTTCTCCTATCCCTGTTGCATTAATAGCTTGACGTGCTGGTTGTAGAACTTTATCTAATGCTTCAATATTTTTGCGTTGTTCCGCTAATTCCTGTGTCTTTTTGGTGTAATCAGATGTCATTTCTTTATCACGCTTTATCATAAACTCTTGTGATTCTGCTGGTAAAGTATCAAACACCTTTTTTACATCAGCTGTCCAATTTTTAGGAGCTTCTAGTTTGGATTCCGTAGAATTTTCAGTTGCTTCTAAATTGTCAGGGTTTTCTTCTGAATTTTCCGAATCTGATTGGTCATCTTCTTGTGCAGTAGCTAACTGATCCAAGTCGTCAGAGTCATCTTCTTCTTTTTCAGGAGAAGTTTCTTGTTGTTCTGGTACTGTTAATGATTCTTTAGAAACTTGTTCAGCATCTTCTACTGGAGCTTCTTCTACTTCATTAACGGAGTCTAAAGTGTTGCCGATAGAACTTTCTAAAACAGCATCAAGACTCATTGGAGCTTCTGCTGATTCCTGTACTTCAGGAGTGCTTACTTCTTCCATGTTAGTTCCTTTCCGAACTTATTGTTGCCAATCAGTAGGTTTAGCACTACTTGTGCGTGCTGTTCCTGCCCAATCGTTTCCTATTTGACGAACCTTATGTCGTCTTTCATGCGCCTTTAGTCCAGACCTGCTACTTATAACAGATTTGTCTATAGGGCTCACAAACTCTTGTATATCAGACATAACTTGCAAAGATTTACCACGCCTAGCGTTTTTATTCTTTTGGTATTCTTTGCCACCTGACCAATCTATAGTATCATAGTTTTTTAAATAACTCATTCCATAGCCTTTTCTGCTAATTTAACGTCTGTATTTAATAAAGCTAAATCTTCTTTTAAAGCGTTTCTTTCTCTTGAAAGTTCTGCTTGAGATTGAATTTTAGTCATTTCTGCGCCTGATTTTGCTTGAATATCAGCTAATTTACCTTCTTGTTTCATTTTTTCACGCATTAACTCACCTTGTATCTTAGCTTGTGTTATTTTTTCATTTTCACTAGGTTGTGGTGGTGCTTGCATTTGTTGTTGCATTTGTTGCATGATGCTTTGTTCTGTTTGATCAATTACTTCTTCAAAATCTCTACCGACTTTCCATGCGCCAACTAAAAACCTTAAAGATTGAAAGGCAATAGGTGTTAACAAAGGATTAGCATTAGATATTGCTATAGCTTTTTCTAAATAAGAACCCATAGTTTGTAAAAACTCTATT